AGATACAGCTTGTGCTGCTCTTTCCATACCGCCTATATCTTTTTGTAGATTTGTTCGTCTAACATCTTGAGCGCTAGGTCCAGCCGAAGCTTGTTCTTGTTCTCGTCTATCCCAATCAGCTTTAGCTTTATTGTGTCTTTCTATAGCTTCTTTTTGTCTATTTGCAATTATTTTTTGTTTATCTTCTTCTGAGGCATTTTCCCATTCCGAATCTCCTGAAAACAATTCATCAGGATTTACTTCATCTGGTTCAAAAGGATAAGGATCAACATCAACATCTTTTGATGGACCTTTTTTATCTTGTTCGTTTAATAGTTCAAATAAACTATTTTTAGATAATCTCATTTTAAATTTTCCTTAAAAAATCTTCAAAAAGCTTTAATGCTTTAGTTTCTAAATTTTTAGCAGAAGCCTTTTTAATTTCTTGCTTATATTCTTCAATTGTTCTTTCTTCTAGTATGCCATTATTCCAGATCCATTCTTTTCCTTCCATGATGCCATTAACAAAAGCACCGGGAGCAGAAGGATCCGCAACAATATCAACAGCAGAAAGCATAAAGTCTGGTTGAACTTCATTGTAACCGTTTTTCTTTACTAGAGAACCCATACCACGAGTAGATACACCAAGACGAGCACCTTCATTGATGAGATTTTTAACAATCTCACCCATAGGAGTGCCCATAACTTTAGCTCTACCCTCTACTTGATTACCGTTGCACTTAAATTCTTTAATTATGATAGCAACGCGATCAAGATTTACGGTTGGTCCTGCAGGATGGTTTAATTCACCAAAAGCTCTGCTATTATTCACGTATTCTTTAGTATAACGAGCAACTTCATTTAGTAGAATATGTTTAGGATATTTTCTGTGATTTCTATTTAGGGTATCTGCTTCCATGAAAATACCTTCAATGAAATAATTTTTACCACCGTCAGCAGCTGCTTCGGTTAAAAACTCTACTTGTTCAACTGTCTCGGTTATTAGTTTCATTGATATCAGTCTTTCTTTTCTTCTGAATCTTCGTCATCTTCTTCTGAGTCCTGATCATCTTCCTCAGTTTCTTCTTCTTCGGACCCACCTTCTTCTTCTTCCTCAGATTGCTCCTCGTCCTCGGCTTCATCCTCGTCTTCTCCTTCAGCTTGACGTGCGGCTTGCTTCATTGGTTCTTCGGTGTCGCCATCATTATCAAGATCTAAGAAATCAGGCTTTGCGTCTTTAGCTTCAAAAATGGCAGGAGCAAATTCTTCAAACTTGGCATTAAGGGCAGCACCAAGTTTTTCGTTTAATTTTTCTTGTATTAAATTTTGTGCTTGTGATAAATTTTCATCCATCACTAAACTTATAAAATGTTTTAAATCGGTATCCATATTGTTTCCTTATTTTCTTTCTATCTTTGCTAGATTCAAAACTCTATTAAAAGATTCTTTAGATTCTGACAGTAATTTTACCATTCTTTGCTTGTTGTCATTATTTAGTTTTTTGTATAATTCAGACACCATTTTCCTTTGATCTGCGTCCAAAACCCCAATATTACCGTCTTTTAATTGGTATGTGTTTTGTGGTTCAAATTGTTGGGTTAAAATTGGTGTAATTACAGTTTGTTCTTTAATCTGTTTAACAGGCTTTTCTGGTGTATTTAAAATACTTTTGCTTTCACTTTTAAATAAAGATTCCATCAAAATAGCAGCACGTTCTCGCAATTCTTCAATCATAACTGTCTTGAATTGATCGTTTTTACCTCTAAGAATCATGTCTACTAATCTGTTTGGAGTGTTCATTGTGGTTCCTGTTGTTGTGCTTGATCCGATTCTGGTCCTTCTTCATCAGGTTCTTCTCCAGACATCATTTGCTGATACGCCTGCATTTCCTGCGCTTCTATCTGTTTTTGCATCTCTCTATTTATTTCTGCAGCAATTTCAAGCATTTCTTCTTCAGACTGTTTCAGGAAATTCTTTCTTACGTATTCGGCAGAGAAAAACTTACCGATATAAGGAGTCACTGCAGCAATAATATCTAATCTTTCTCTTAAAATATCATTATTTTTTAATTCAGTAAAATAAGAATCGTTATTGAATTTGAAGGTAATGTCTTGACAGATCTTATTCCAGTCGTCTTCACTCATTAATCCTTTCAGAATAACTTGTGTTTTTAACAGGTCTAAGAAAACTGTGCTGAAACGATGACGTAGACGATCAATAAATTTATTAAACTTTACTTCATCTCTAGTGATTTCAGCAGAACGACCCATATTAAATCCAGAATCTGGCATCATTCTAGACAACGGAACTCCTAAAGATCGATACACCTTTTGTAGTAGGTACATCACGTCTTCCATCTGACCAAGATTTTGACCACCATCAAGCGTACTGATTTCTGTGCCACGACCACCTTCTCGACGTGGCATCCAAAAATCTTCAAGCATGCTCATGTGATTTCGTTCGTCTTTAATTTCTCCTGTTTTTGGATCGTAAATAACTTTGTTACGATACCGATTCATGATCTCACGGAGATACTGTTCTGCTTTTTGTTTTGGTAAATTACCAACGTCCACATAAAATATACGACGTTCTGGAGCACGAGAAATGCGGTAGATTGCTACGGCATCTTCGATTTGTCTTAAAAGATTTAATGGTCTTACAGCTTTTTGTAGATATCCAACAACTCGTTTAGTTGCCGAGTCTATAATACCAGAATGAACGTATGCAATAGTGTCTGGTGCAATTTTCCAACCAGAAGTTGTGGTTGGAAATGAAGCGTCACGATCTGTGTCCACGTAAACGTAGTACTCATTTATTTCCTTGACAGGAGAAAAAGGAGTCATTCCTCTGTAAATTGATTTATCTTTTTCTATCTTTCGGATCTTTTTAATCTTAATTGGATCTATAGGAACTAATTCAATAATTCCTTTTCTTAAATCATTTTTATCTATTTTTTTATAATAATAAAGTTTAGAATCAATATACCATCTTCTAAAAATATCTGGGGCTTTATTAGAAAAATCCATCAATTTTAAAAGATGATTGTATTCTGAATACACTTTTGTTTTTATAGTTTCTGACAGATTAACGTGGTCTAAATTTAATTTTACCGGTTTTCTGTCTTGATCTAAAACTATGGCTTCATTCACAATATCTTCAATAGCAGCATCCACTTCTGGATATAATGCCATTGAACGATAATGCTGAATCATCTGGTTTTCATCACGAACAGCTCCAGAAAAATCAACAAAAGTACCAAAAACACCACCAGTTTCTAGAATATAAGAACCGTCATAAGAATCAGGAGTAATAACCTCCTGTGATGTTTTTACTTCCTCTTGTTTCTTTTTGCCTATACTAAAACCAAATAATTCTAATTCCATATATTTCACCTGTTCTATTATTTAGGAGTAGTAGAGCTTCCTGTTGGAGCACCTGTTGGAAAATGTTCAAAATGGCTGTATATAAGTGTAACAGCAAATTCTGCAATAACGTTATCTTTCGTCATGTCCATTTCGATTGGTCCGATTGCAATTGGCCAGCAATTATAAAGACCAAACGATCGTAAAGTTTTTTCTCCATTAACGTCTAATTGTTGAATGCTCCATCTGTCTGTTGCAAAATGATTTTTAGGATTATTTGTACTAGTAGAAATTGTTGTATTTAATGTATGACTATTAATTTGATCGTGCCATTTATGAAATGCTTGATAAAGACCGGTACCGGTTTTTGAGCTGTTCCAATTTTCGTCTAATACAGTAATATTCCAAGGCAAATAAGTTCTGTCTCCCGGATAAAAAACAGTTCTTCATCGGTAATTAATAGGAATTGCACCTACTTGACTGGAAGGTAAAGCAGCAGCTCTTATATGAAATGCTCCCTGTTGGTCGTCAAGTTTTACCTGCGTTCCGCCTGATGTAGGACCTACCGTTCCCGTTATTTTAAAACGGTTTAAACGAGTACCTCCATTAAACTTGTTTATAAATTCAGTAATAGACTGATTGTTGGCCATTTAAATTCCTTTAAGCAATAAATGCTTCAGAAGTTGTGCTGTTAACAATAGTTATTTGTACAGTTTCTGCAACGTATTGTGGTTTTACATAAACAGTGACAACTAATTGACCTGAAGATATTACTGCGTCTGTGTTGTTGGTTTCATCACACACTATTCTATATTCAGTAATACCATTTCCTGCTTTTATTTCTTCTAAAAGAGGAACAGAAGAATTTATCATTCTTTGACGCAACGTTGCATCATTCATTTCAAACAAGTAATTTTGTGCAATATTTAACAACTGCTTTTTCAAGTAAAGAATCATTACGCTAATATTTATTCGGTTTAGTGGGCTTGTAGTGCTGGAATATGTTGTTTTATTGCCCATTAAATAAGTTCCTTGACCAGCAATACTCATTACCGGATTGACGTTTCCTCCGTAAATATAAGCAGAATCGGTTTCTGAGAAATTTTGTTGTAGTGAAACAACTCCTAATATTCTTCCTCTAGTTTTTCCTGCAGGAGAATACCAAATTTTATTATCTCGTAAAGATCTTGACATACATCCAGCAACATCTGGGCTTAGATTACTTTCCAATATATTTACAGTGGTTCCCACACCAGCAACAAACTTTTTTCTGCCAGCAACGTACGCCACATACGGACTGTCTGTTGCGTAACCAAAATCGGTGGCTTGTGCATTATAATTGCTGTTTAAACCAGGAACACCTGTTATTTTTTTATAGTTACCAATAACAGCAATACAGTCCTGTCTGCTGGTAGCAACACTTATTGCTGCTTGTACGGAAGCAGTTATTCCAGTATCAAAAATAGCATCCAACGATATTAAATTCTTATTATGGAGTGGTGTATTGGTGGCAGTTAAAACTCCTGTTGGACTGTAGTAATCACCAGTTGATCCGGTTCCACCTACAACACAGATACCACCGTATTGTAAATAATTGTAAATTGACCACCATTCATTCGCCCAAGCTCCTGTTGGACCACACAATCCTTGAGGAGACGAATACAATCTAGAAAACCAATTATTCATATTAGGAATAGTCATTATTCCTATTTCTGTTTCTGAACCAGAACCAGTTGTGCCAAAAATGGGCACTAAACCGGTAAAAGATACGGTACCAGCCACAAAACTAGAAGCGGGTTCGCTGGTTGTGGTAGAAGTAAATATATTGTCTTGAACTGTTATTGCCATTTTTGCTCCTAAAAATTATATTCAATTATATTTATAATCTTATAATGTTTAGGTAATTATGCTTTAAGCCAGTTGTCTCCGTCTGGTTCTGGTGGAGTTTCGCTTAAAGGTTCATCATCCATGGTGGAAATAAACCCAAAACTAAACCAGTCGTCTTCTTCAATTTTTTTAATTTCGCCTTGAAACAATTCTTTGCGAATATCAATATTTGTAATTTCTTTAAAATATGGTTGTTTTGTCACCCAAGCAAACAATACCAAACATATTACCAGATCGTCGGTATGCCCGTCATCTGCACTAAAACTGTTCCATTTAGCAATAAATGATAAAAGTTCTTTAATTATTTCTTCGTCTTGAATAATTAATTTATCTTGTTCCACCAAGCTCTTTAATATGGAACAACCCAACTTCTTCACCACTGCAGTGGTTCGGACTCCCAGCAAAGTTTCTCCTCTACCAAATCCACCATTAAGTACCATGCCAGCTCGTCCTTTATTCATGCTGGTGAGTAGATTATCGTATTCTAAATCGTAATGTAAAATATCAGCTACTTGTCCGCCAATGTCGTTAACTTCAACAAGAATATAAGCGTTATTATATTTTCTACCCAAAGCAGATAGAATTGTAGGGTAAAGCATTGGTGATATAATATTGTTTCTATACTTTGCCACTATTTTGTACGGTGCTTCTGTGATATCAAACACCACAGCAGCACTATAATCCTTTCCTTGGCCTCTAGACGTATCTACAGTAATAACATATGCCTTATTTGGTGCAGGCTCTTCGTATATCCAAAGACCTTCTGGTGTTTTGGTTTGTGGTGTTTTTGCTGACAGTGTGTGGAGTTTAGAAGTAGAAATCAGTGTATTAGACGAACCAATAAAATCACAATCGTATTCGCTTTTAAACTTCTGTTCACCACCCGAACCGCCACCCAACTGCTTGATGGTGCGTTGTTTCCATTTTTCGTCTCTTAATGGACCACCCGGATATAAAGGAACTTGACTCCAGTGTACCTCTAGTGGTACGTATTCATTTTTACCTTCTTCTCCGGGTTGTCTAGACGCTCCTTGCCATAAGGTGTAAAACATGTTTAAACCGTTTGGGGTGGATACTATGATAACTTTGGTGGTTTGGCCGGATGTGATGGTTGGATACACTGAACTAAAAAACTCATCTGCGATATTGGCTGGAACGTGGGCAAACTCATCCATAAAGATAACGTTATACGAACCACCACGGACAGCAGAAGCAGAGGTAGCAGACGCCAGTACACGAGATCCATTTTCTAATTGAATAGAAGTTTTATTCCATTCAACAACACCGTGTTGAAGCCATTTTGGAAGATACTCGTAAGCTTCTTTCAAACGCTTCATAATTTCCATAGCAGTTTTCATCTTGTTGGCAAGAATAGCTATGTTTACGTTTTGATTGAATATAAGATAGTGAACCATCCACGCAACAGTGGTTGTGGTTTTACCGGTTTGACGAGGAAGTTTGGCAATAACGAATCGATTATCTTGAATTGTTTTTACAATATCTTCTTGGTAATCGTATAATTCAAAAGACTCAAGACCTTTATCTGTAGTTACAATCTTGATATATTTTTTAATAAAATACACCGGATCATTAGCACACTTCATGTACTCTTCAACTTGTTCTTTAGTAAATTCAATAGTAACACCAATCTCTTTAAGATTAGGATTACCAAGATAACCTGACTTTTTTTTATACCCCATCGTCTAAAAATTTCTGGCTATCCAGAGCCTTGTTTCTGCTACGATCTTTGTTTATTAAATCTTGCAGCTCGCTGGTGGAACCAACGTAGATAGAATTATTTGTGGTGTGGTTAACTTTAATTTCTTCTTTTTTGATTGTTTTAGATTTTTGATACAAATCAATCAAATCTTTATTCATTTCAGAAACAGTTTTTAATAATTGTCCAAGCACTTCATACGCTCTTGGAGAATCTCCTGCTTTAGCCACTTTAAGAATTTCATCTATCGCACAAGAACCGTTATCAATTAATCCTTTAATATTGTCTCGCACATAATTAAAATCTGCATCCAAACTAACACCAGATACTGAAGTTGTTTTTAGTTTTTGTAAAGGTTCGGGAGCATTAAACTCTATTCCTAGAGTTTTAGAAATAATATCATCAGATTCCATAATTATATTTATAGTTTGATATGTGCTAAAAAAAATTTATAAACAAACAATCTTGTTTTATTTTGATTTATATAAAAATTAATTTGATAAAGTATATGTCATTGTTGCAAAAAGTCGGAGACAATTTCTTGAATTATTGGTGTAGTTTTAATGGGACCATAAATATATGATTTTGCCGTGAATTGAAACGTACTAACAATAAATCGCCTAGTACTAAAATCTCCCTCATATTCTTGCGTTAAATTGGTTGCTGCTATTGCTATAGGAATATTAACACTTTGATTTATGTCGTTCATATTTACAGAAACAACAAATTCTGGAGAAAAATATGGTAAAATTTGTTCCATTATTTGTAAATTTTCTTCTAAATTTCTGGTATATACATTTAAATTAAAAATAAAATTATAAGGAACTTCTGCATATGAATAAGTTCCTTCAGTATCGTTAGTACATATTTTTTTGTTTATTTTATTTAATTTTCTAGCAGGATCAAAAATTAATCCAACTAATTCAAAAGACATCTTTGGCAAAGATATTTCTATGCGTGTTTTATCACTTATTGAACTTGGTTCTGTTAAACGTTTTATGAATTTTTCTTTTGGTGAATAAATCAACGGAACAGTAAATAATCTTTCATTTCCATTTTCGTCGGTTTGTTCTAATTGTATACCATTAAATAAAGTACCAAAGGCAATAACTAATTTTCGTATAGAATTATTTTTAAAATGTGTAAACATTAATAATTCCCCTCAGAAAACGGATCAGTTTCAGTAAAATCTATTAAATTCAAATCAGTTGCTTCTGTTTCTATTTCTTCATTATCACCAGCCGGAGTACCGTCTTCACTATTAATTAATTGATACTGACCATTTACGTATTCTATATTTTCTGTTTGTACTGCGTCAATATCTGTATTACCGGTAGTAATACCTTCTTGATCATATGTAAACAATTCACATGTTAAACGATACGAATATAATTTACCTAATGGATAAAAGGGATTTTCGTGCTCCACAAAGTTAATTTCAAACATAGATTTAGAAAGAGGAAAATAAACCAAATCCCCTTCTCTTGGTCTGGTTATTGCTGGAAAACGAGCCTGCACTTCTTGCATAAATCTCTTTTTAGAAAGAGTGAGAAAAATATTGTCTTTAATTTCTATACCAAATTTACTGGCAATATCTCCTTGACCTTGAAATCCAGAAACAGAATCAATATACATCTCAATTGGAACCGTATCTTTATAATTTACTTGATTTCCTTCTCCAAATATTTTATCTAATTTAACAATATTTCTAGGGATATAATAAGCATCTCTACCCATTGCTTTAATAATCTCAATAGTTAAATCTTCTGTGAGATTTTGTTCATTAGAATAATCTTTAAAGTATGGATTAATAGCCATGTTAACCTGTCATGAAATCAACTGGTAATTCGTAACTGCGTAGTACATCTTGTTCAATTTGAGCAATTTCTTGTACGGCTTCTGCGTATATTTGACCACCACGCATAACCACGCCACCAGGAAGTGCAACACCATCAAACTTAGACATATTTGATCCCCATTGACGTTTTATTAAAGCAGTCACGTATCTTTTCAGATAACGATCATTAAATATTTCTGTGTACTCTTCTGGATCTAAAGCAGCATAAGCTTGTATCACCAGATAATCACCAACCGTCATTTCTTTTGTCCAGTCAGTGTTTAAGTATAATTTATTGGTAACTTTACTAAACACAACAGCTTTTTCTGGTTGGAATAAATCTTCAATTAGTTTGATATATCTTTTTGTGGAATCGTAAGAAGCAAGACCCATAGAGTAAACACCACTTAAATTTCTGTTAATACCAAAATAATCGGTTAGTGCTAGTTGATATCTGATATCAAACATGTTGATATTGCTGAAAGCACCAAACTGTAATACTTTTACTATTGAAACAATTTGTTTACCGGTAGGACCATCAACACCGTTTGGAGGACCAATATTATCGGTAGAAATATACTTGTTGTCTATATCTTCTTGTGTTATTTGATATTTAAAAAATACTTTTTCCACGCCATCAAAATGGCGTTCGGTGAAGTACTCTAAAGCATCGTCTAGACGGTCTTCACACTGTTGCCAATCGACGTTAATATCAATTACTGGAGCACCCAGCAATCGAAGACTATATTGTATTAAGGATTCTCTGGAATTTGGTACTGCCATAATTGTTCTCAACAGTATTTATGGCAATTTAAATTTAAATATCACTCAAGTGTGTTTGGAACTTCCGGATTTGTCACATTAATCTTACTAATTTCTGGGTAATTCACATTTTCAATGTAAAATTTTCGAGTAATAGGTTCGGTTTGTTCGTCTGGGCTACTTGGTTCGTAATTACTAAATCCCGGCATTTTTAATGGGCAATTTAAAGACGGGTAATCCAGTTTAGAGTACTCTTCACCATTACCTGTCAACCAAGTTTTTGGTTTGTCTCCACAGCCACAACCACCACAGAAAAACTTTCCTGGGGTTTCACTAGGTTTTAAATGTTGACACGGAGGAAGAGAACCACCATATTCTTGATTACCAAAACAACTGAGAACACGAAGTTGTTTTATTGGTTTTTCAACCTTTTTATTAGATAATCCTCGGGAGGCTATCGCTTTTGCAAAACTTGCCACCATACCTAATCTATTAGTCAGTATGTTTTTGATTTCAGTAGGAGCAGTTTCTGGTTTAAATACAGGATTTTGTTTATTTTTATTGCAACCACAACCCATAATATATACTCCTTACACCTTTATTTATGTGGGTGTAAAATAAAATTTTATAATTTTAGTATGATGGATACCATTTTGATGTGCCTGAATTGTACGTCATTGTAAGTGCTTTATTTAATACTGCAGTGGTTGCCAACGCAATATTACCAGCAGTATTAGTTGACCATAGTCCGGTTGGTATTAGTGTGATCTGTCCTCCGGTTGTAGATATTGGAAATGGAGCAGTAATGGTGCTGATTGTGGTAGTTCCAGACACAAAATGGATTGGTAATGTTGGTGTTATAGTTGCGCTTGAAGATAACGTGGTGGCAGTTTGAGCGCAACTATAACACCAACATTACCAATCCATTTTGTGTCTGGAACT